TGGCAGGCGGAAGACCAACAAAGTGCACACCTGAGCTTCTAGAGAAGACAAGAGATTACATTGACAACTATCAAGACTATGACGACCTAGTCCCATCCGTAGCAGGGCTATCTGTAGAGATCGGAATAAGCCGCGAGACTGCGCATAAATGGAGGCGAGAAGAGGATAAATACCCAGAGTTTGCTGACATGTTAATAGAAATGCTATCCATTCAGGAGCGGAAACTACTGTCTGGGGGGTTGGGTGGCGACATGAATAGCAATATAACCAAGCTAATGCTATGCAAGCATGGCTACTCTGATAAACAAGAGACAAACTTCACAGGGGATTTGACCACAGGTGTATATGAACTCACTGACACTGAGCGAAGTGCGCGAATTGCTACCTTACTTGACCGAGCAAGAGAGAGAGGAGCTGGACCGTCTGATACTTGATGGTGCCCCGGTATGGACGCCGCTCGAAGGCCCGCAGACAGATGCGTTTAGCTCAGCGGCGGATATAGTCGGTTATGGTGGCGCGGCGGGTGGTGGCAAGACAGATTTGGAGGTTGGGCTTGCCCTGACAGAGCACACTCGATCGATCATATTTCGCAAAGAAGGAACGCAGTTACAGGGTATTTATGATCGGGTAGAAGAGATTGTCGGATCTAGGAGCGGCTTCAACTCGCAATCAAAGGTATGGCGGACAGACGGCAAGACGCTGGAGTTTGGAGGGCTGGCTAAGCCCGGCGATCACAAGAAGTACCAGGGCAGGCCGCACGACTTAAAGTGCTTTGATGAGGCTACAGAGATACCAGAACACATGGTTCGGTTTCTCATGGGCTGGAAGCGATCTAGCGACCCAGGGCAAAGGTGCCGCGTTATTATGGCGTTCAATCCACCGACGAACAGTGAGGGCAGGTGGGTGATCAAATACTTCGCCCCGTGGCTAGACCCTGATCACCCTAACCCCGCTAAGGCAGGTGAGTTAAGATGGTACACGACGATAGAAGGCAAAGACAAAGAACTAGAGAATGGTGATCGTGTTGAGGTTGATGGTGAGATGGTGCAGCCTGAGTCGCGCACGTTCATACCGGCTCGGGTAGAGGATAACGTTTACTATATGGAATCGGGCTACAAAACCACACTGCAAGCCTTGCCCGAGCCGTTACGGTCGCAAATGTTACGCGGCGACTTCACGGCAGGTATGGAGGAAGACCCGTGGCAAGTAATACCAGAGGCATGGGTGAGACAGGCAATGGAAAGATGGGAGCCGTTAACAACTAAGCGCCCTATGGATTCAATGGGTGTAGATGTTGCAAGGGGAGGCAGAGACAATACGGTGATCTCCTGCAGGCATGGCAACTGGTTTGCTCCATTGATTAAATACCCCGGCACTGAGACGCCCGACGGCCCTGTTGTGGCTGGATTGGTGATTAAAGACCGTCGCGATCAAGCCCCGGTGCATATCGATGTGGTTGGGTGGGGGTCGAGCCCTTATGACTTCTTAGTACAGAATGGGGTGCAAGCCATACCCGTCAACGGTGCGTGCACGGCTGCTGATGACTGGGGTGTAAGAGAGACAAGTAAAGAGGGCGCTTTACAGTTCTTCAACATGCGATCTATGGTGATATGGCGAATGAAAGAAGCGCTAGACCCGGCAAATGGTGAATTAATATCTCTACCCCCTGATGACGCGCTAAGACAAGACTTGTGTGCGGCCACGTGGACGTTTACCAAGCAAGGCATCAAGGTTGAATCTAAAGATGATATTATAGCGAGAATAGGGCGCTCACCCGACGACGGTGATGCGGTGTGCTATGCCAATATCGACACGGCAAAAGAGAACATAGCTCCATCGGTTATCCCATTTATGAGTGAGTTTTAATGGCCAGTCAACAAAAGCGAACAATCTATAAAGAAGGGCTCGACCGATTTAGCGCGGTTGAGACGGAAGAGAAAGAGCAGCGGCGACTAGGAGTAGAAGACATCCGCTTCGCTCAGACGCCAGATGGGCAGTGGGACGATATAGCAAAAAACAACCGTGTAGGCCGCCCGAGGTACACGCTTAATAAAATTGCAGCGGCTATTGATACAATTATTGGCGACCAGCGTCAAAACGAGATCTCAGCCAAGGTCATCGCTCTGTCAGGCGCAGCGGATATGGCCGAGACGTATGAAGGGATTATAAGAAACATTGAGGCCCAGAGTAGCGCAAAGAACATTTACGACTCAGCCTTCGACGAACAGTTAAACAGTGGGTACGGTGGGTGGAGGATAACGACACAGTTCTCTGATGACGACTTCAATCAAGATATACGAATGGAGCCTATTCATAGCGCTACCACTTCGTTGTGGTTTGACCCTGATGCAAAGCAATACGACAAGAGGGATGCAAAATGGGCATTTCTAACGTGGTCTATGAGTATTGCTTCATTTGAAAGCAAGTACCCTAACGCAACGGTTTCAGACTTCAATCAGAAGATTTATCAATCAAACCTCTGCTCCACATGGTTCCAGGGCGACAATATTAGACTTGCCGAGTACTGGCGCAAGGTTCCGATTAAGCGCCGCATAGGGAAGATGTCAGATGGTCGCGTGATTGATCTTGATGAAGACGGTGGGGCTCTAGATGAGTTAGCCGCCATAGGTATTACGCTTCTACAAGAAAGGGTCGCCGATTCACACAAGGTCGAGCGCTACATTATGAATGGCGCAGAGATATTAGAAGGCCCGGAAGAATGGGCGGGCAAATACATACCCTTGATCCCTTTATACGGCAAGATTAATCACATCGAGAACGAGACGCATGTGAGGGGACTTGTCCGTTTCGCTAAAGACGCACAGCGGGTGTACAACTACCTACGCTCAGCCATTGTTGAGGTCACAGCGTTAACACCAAAAGACCCCTATTGGGTAACACCAACCCAGGCAGCTGGCTATGAAGGGCAGCTGGCTCGCATGGCTATCGATAACCCTACTTTTCAGCTATACAACCCCGACTCAGCAGCTCCCGGCGTACCCCAGCGATCAGGCGCACCGCAAATCCAACAAGCAATGATTGAACAGGCTCAGTCCGCACAGATAGACATTGTGCAAACGCTAGGCGTATCAGCAGGCACAGCTCAACCCACAGCAGGTACAGATTTAGACACTCGTAGCGGCAAGGCAATCGAGGCTCAAGCACGACGAGGAGACGCAGGGGCTTTTGTCTTTGCTGATAACTTAGTAAAGAGCGTGGAATACAGTAGTGTTGTATTAACGGATCTTATTCCCCGCATCTACGATAGTGAGAGGGTTATCAGAATTATGCAGCCAGACGGCGAGGTAGAGATGACCCCCATCAATCAAACAGTGTTAGACGAAAACACTGGGAAACCTGTGATTGTCAACGACTTAACAGCGGGCAAATATGATGTCATCGCAAAGACCGGGCCTATGTTCGCAACGCAAAGGGAGAAAGCGGCCACTGTTTTGCAGGAGCTGGCAACAAGCAACCCCACTTTTGCAACAGTAACCCCTGATTTGATCGCAAAATCATTAGACACGCCAATGGCGGATCAACTACATAAGCGCCTGCGCAAGCAGATGATAGCGCAAGGGCTGGTTGAGCCCACCGAGGAAGAAACAGAAGAGCTTCAGATTGAGGAATTAAAACAACAGCAGCTTATTGAGCAGCTTGTACCGCAAATAACTCAGCAAATACAAAACGAGGCCAGTATTCGGCTACTGAATGCAGAGGCTGGCAAGCGAGAGGCGGAGGTGCAAGATCTACTAGCCGCCACTGCCGCCAAGGTTGGCAAGGCCGTAGCTGATGCCAATGAGTCAGAGCTAGACGGCAACAAAAAAGCAAACGAGTCGATGGGCGTTATGCTCGACAACATCGGTAAACAATTAGAGCTAGGCATTCCTATTACACAAGCCGTGCATGATTTGAGAATAAGCCAGCAGGATTTAATCACCGTTAGTCAGCAAGAGGTAGCGCCCGGCCCTAACTCCGAGCAACAAGCCCAGATTCAGCAGCTGTTGTCACAGTTGTTAGTCTGATTTATACTAAACCAACTTGAGAGAAAGACTCATGGAACTTGAAGTAGAACCTGAAGTAGAACCAACCGTAGAGGCGGTCGCCCCTACAGAGCTTGCTGTCACTGAGGCCCCAGCCCCCTCAACAGAGCAGACTGATGAAACTGCAACAGCTCCCGCCGTAGAGCCAGAACCAAGCGAGAGCAGGCGCGAACCGAAAGCAGAACGCCGGATCGGCAAGCTAACGGCACGCGCTAAACAGGCAGAGGAAACCGTAAGCGCTCTGGAAACAGAGAATGCGGCCTTGCAAGAGCAGCTGAAAGGGCTAGCACCCCCTTCTGACGACGACTATGGTTCAGCAGAGCACACGGCAGCAGTAGTACGCCATGCGACAACTGAAGCAAACATTCAAGGCAGATTAGATGCGAATGCAAGGGAGCAGACCCGGCTGGAGAGTGCAAGCCAGCAACAGTTAGTAGCTGATGTAGTGGAAAAGGTAGAGGCGTTTATTGCCAAAACCCCCGATTACACGGAGTCTGTTTCGAAGATTGC